TCGCCTTAAAATGCGAAATAGAGGCATTGTAGCTACTCCTCATACTCACCATCTTCATTAATATCCAATAATTCGCCTTTATCATGGTTATAAAGTGGGATTTCATCACTTTCTCCAGCCTTGTAAGCAGGTACGACCATTCCTGGCTCTGTTTGCGTATCAAAGTTGATTATCTCACCCTCTGGTAACGCTTTGTGCTCATCTCCGTCTATTTGTTTCATAATATCTCCAATTTGATTCGGTTTAACTACGTTGACTGTAATCTGCTTAACCACATCTCCTTCATGAGCAACCTCAGTCTTTTCGATATATCCTCTTCTCTTACCTCTAGTTTTCAGTAAGAACATTGTAGCTAAGGTATCACCTCTAGCAATCCTCTCCATTAGCTTTTGTTCGCCAAAGTCAAGCATAATCTCCTCAGGCTCGATTTCAGCTAATCTCTTAGCAAACTCAGGATCATCCTTTAACCAAGTCTTATACTGCGTTCTGCCGACTCCAGAAGCCTCACATGATATGGTGATATTGCCAAAGTTCTCCTTATAGGCTATGATAAAAGCTTCTTTAGCTATTTCTTTGAATTGTGCGTTCATATTATCTATTCTTTGTTGGTGTGCGTATTGAAATAATGCTAGTAACCTTCTTATCTAGGTTATCATGACCTAACCACTTGCCACAATTAGTGCATTCAAACTGTGTAGTCTTGATTTGACTAAACCACACGTATCCTTCGGTAACTGTACCGCATTTACACGTGTAATCCTTTTTACCATAAGTATCTTTCATGTCAAATGTTTAAAAATGTTAAAATCATTGTTTTATATCAGAATATTGGGGGGCACAAGGTGTCTACCCTATCGGTTACGCTAAAAAAGAGGGTAGGGGGTCTGTCACTTAACATAATATATATTATTGGCTGTTGTCCCCTATCGTTTCGGTGGATCATTTTGGCTAGTTTGGTCGGTCAAAGTTAGTGTAAATATTTAATGATTGTTAGGTCACTCAAACGGCAAAAGTAAAACCCACTGAAACTATTATATTAATATACTACTACTACTATAATAGTAGAAGTAAATTATATTACTAATAACTACTACTTATATAATATACTATTATTAATATAATATTAAATTACTAATTAAACAATTGATAATATAATACTTTGCTAAAGAATTTAGCATTCCCAGTACGAATGAAAAATGAAAATAATTTATAAATATTTAAAGATATTTACACATTGTATTTATTAATCCCTTACCTTTAGGATCTATTAATAACAAACAAAAACAAACATTATGCAACACATTGACAACTTTCTGCAACTTTATTCATTGGCTCTAGTTACCTTAATACTAGGTAACATAGCTAAATTATTCACTGATTATTTAATCACTAAAATCAAATAACTATGAACATCATTGACCTTGCTTTGTACCTTATTATCGGTACTTTATTAATCACACTTGTCAAAACAATATGGCAAGAAATCACAAACAAATAAAACCTAATACAATGAAACAAGAAACACAAAAAGAACTATTTGATTTACTGAACTTATTATTTGAAATATTTGATAAGGATCAAAGACCACTAGCAAACGAAATAGGCGAAATCTTAAACAAATTACAAAACGAATTAAACTAAAACAATGAAACACACAAACAAACCAAAGAAACTAACAAAAAAGCAATTTTGTTTGACTGACAAAGAACTAAACAAAATACGCAAAAACGACCCCATACAGTTTAGCGTCTTATTTAATGAATACAAAAGAAAAAACAATAACTTTTAAACTTAACATTATGACACAAATAGAAAAGATTTCAAGACGTTTTTTAGTCGAAAAATTAGAGGCTTTACAAACAGATGAGTTTGACAGCTCGGAATTAGTTTACTTAACAGATGAGGAACTAATTTACAAAATAATTGAAACGGCTGAATATTATCAAAACGAATATAACAACCAATAAACCTTATACATTAAATTTTATGAATTACATCACATTAACATCAATGACCACAAATAATGAAATAATCGTAAATGTCGAAATGATAGGACACTTCTATAGCAATACGGAAATAATAGGAGGAAAAGAAAAGTCTTTTACAAATATTTGTCTTTTAACAAATAATAATGGAGGAATGAAAGTAAAGGAGTCAACATATAAAATATTAGAACTTATTAAACAAACAAACAAATAAAACCTAATACAATGACTACACACGATTACGAAAAAGGCTACAAACAAAAGTTAGCCGAATTGAAAAAACAAACACAGTTTAAAACACTTTATGCAGTAGACTGCAAAGGCATTCAATGGGGAGCATTTAGATACAAAAAGGATGCTTTACAATTTGCAAAGAACATAAACGGAGTAATTATAAAAAGAAAATTATTAACTAATCAATTTTAAACTAAACACAATGACAAACACAAACACAATCACAATCACAATCAATGGATTTTCAACTCATAATATCGCACCATGCGAGGCGATGGGTTTATCTAAATGCTTTGAGGCTTATGCATCAATAGGCGAAGAGATTATGGAAGATGGCATTGGATTTAATCATAACAGCGGTTACACTTACATAGCTTTGGAAAATGGTATTTCTATCTGCTCAATGTTCGGAAGAAATGTTGAATATTTAGTAACCAACTTTGCAGATGGTGAAGAGTATTTTTTCGACACATACGAAGAGGCAGAAGCAAAATGGCAAATGGGATCTTGGAACGATTAATAACTTATAAAATAAACACAATGCAAAACAGAACTAAAAAAGATTTAGAGGCTCGTTTATCTTGGTTGTCATCTTTTTATGACATATACAATAAAATCAACGAGGATAGTTTAGAACATTTAGACAAAGTTTATATAGACTATTTAAACGAGTGGGATTTACCGCAATTATCTTGCGATGAATTGATATGTGAAATATTACCAATTTTAAACGATTAAAACAAACACAATGGAAAAAGCAATATTTGAAATAGAAACGGCTGATGGATTCGAACAATTCGAGGGTATCACATTCGGTCAACGTTGGAATGGTTGGGAGTGTCCTCAATTTGATATACATAACATAAAAAAGATTTTAGAGGGTATTGGCAGCGAAGAGGAGGCAAAAGAGTGCAATTTTTCGTATTATCAATATGATGACTTTTACGATGTTATTATAGAGAAAGTTTATTGGGATGGTAAAATTGAGGCAATAGACACAAGCAAACCGATTTTAGTAGATGGCGTTAAATATTACGCTTTGGGTTGTATGAATTGGACTTGGTCAAAGGCTTAAGGTTTACTGATGAAGGGTAAATCCCCGAAACGGCACAAGTTCCCCCGCTTGTCCGTATAAACCAAAAACAAATACAATGGACAAAACAGAGATTTTAGAGGCTTTAAGAAACGGAGATCAAGTTATTAGTTTGTGTAACACAAAAGAAATAAAACTAATCAATGAAATGCTTTATTTTTTTATCGTTGGCACTTTTTACTCAATGTCGGTAAAAGATGACAGTGAACTAAATCTTTATAAATGGAAAGTAATTTAGTCAAATAAGGCATTTTAAAGCTATTTAATTTTTTATTTATGATATGACAAGCAAATAAAAAGTAAAGGCAAATTTGAGGCTATAAAGTGGCTTTAAATGGTATTTTTACCATATCGGTAAGATATGCCAATTAATAACTACTTTTTGCCATTGCGACTGCTTTTTAGTTGCACACAAAAACCCTATGCAAAAACCCCACAAAAACCTCGCAAAAACCCCATCCAAAAAACTCGCAAAAAACCCTTAAAACCTATGGCAAAAATCCTCGTGGCTTGTGAAGAAAGCCAATCAGTAACAAAAATCCTTCGTAAACTTGGTCATGAAGCTTATTCATGTGACATTTTACCTTGTAGTGGTGGTTATCCCGAATGGCATTTCCAGGATGATGTATTTAATGTAATTAACAAAGGTTGGGATTTAATGATTGCTCATCCACCATGCACCTTTTTATCAGTTAGTGGTGCAAGACATCTTTACAATAAGGATGGATCACCTAACTTGGAAAGATATAAAAACCAAGCTGAAGCCTTAGATTTTGTCCAAAAACTTATGGATGCACCTATTCCTAGAATTGCTATTGAGAATCCCGTTTCAGTCATATCAACAAAAATCCGTAAGCCTGATCAAATTATTCAGCCATATATGTTTGGGGATGAAGCTACAAAAACAACTTGTTTATGGCTCAAAAATCTGCCAAAGCTAGTTCCTACAAATATTGTTGGTAAAGGTGAAAGAACTGTTTTTAAGAGTGGCAAATCGCATCCAAAATGGTATGCTGATGCTTTAGCAACTGCAAAAACTCCTGCTGAACGTAGAACGCTAAGATCAAAAACTTTCCAGGGAATAGCAATTGCTATGGCAACTCAATGGACAAAAGATTTATAAATTTCACAAAGTTTTAACATAAAATATCCTAAAATATAAAAACAAATACTAATTTTACAAAACAATTATAAACAAAACAAAAAACCATGCACGAATTAATCACACTCAGTTACCAGATGAAGTGCGGTATTACTGGCACGATCATCGACAAAGGCGAACAAGCCTATTACAACCATCAGACAAAAACTTGCATACATCCTTTGGAATATGAAAGGAATATGAGCCAGGTTAAGATTGGTGATCCAAAAACCTATTTTACAAGACACCAAAAACTTAACAAATAATGTCATACTCAACTTGCTGTGGAGCACATACCACAATGCCTGAAATAGGAATATGTCCTGATTGCTTAGAACATTGCGATTGGGAAGATGAAGAAGAAGAGCCATCAGATGATCAAACATTTAATAACAATAATACCGAAGGTGGTATAACTGGAACACCTAATAACTGGCAAGGAAGATAAAAATATTAAAACACATAAAAAACAAACAAACATGAAATTCGAATTTGTAGAAGAAACAGACCTAGTTTTAAACAGTACATTGTACTATACAAAGCAAGACGGTATCTTAGTTAGCGGATCTATAAATATTAATAAGGATAAAGCTTATGATTTATTTATGAAGCTTAGTCAAGGTCTACCACTTAGAATAACAGAAGTCATAGAAACAAAAACTTATATAAAACCCTCACAAGAGGAATAAAACCAAAACCAATGTTGAAACTAACCCTAGAGCAAAAGAAAAAAGGTATCAAAGAAGAGTTTACCTATGTAAACAGTAACGGAAGAATGTCAAAACAATACACCTATAAAGGAATGTATATCACTTGGGATAACCAAATCCTACATGGCAAATGGTATTACTGGAGAGCAAGTTATTACGCTTCTTTAGATGCAGCAGTTCAAGGAATAGACAGACATATCAATCACTTTAAAACTAAATAAACAAATGCAAGAGATCACAGACTACAAAAGCCTATTTAAGTATGGCGACATGAAGAAGATTATGGAGATAACAGGCTATAGTCGTTATGTTATTGAAACAAGACTTAAGAACAATGATTACGAAATGACCGAGTTAATCAAAACATTCTATAACAAAAAACTCGAACTATTAAAAACACAAATCAATGATTACAGCGAAATATAGGACTCCAAGACAAAACCTATTTAAAAGAAAGATACATAATGTGGACCAGGACATTGTAAATAACATAGTAAAGCAAATATCTATTGTCACTAATTTACCCGAAAAAGTGATCACTAAAAAAGGTAGATATAGACCTCAGGTACTTGCTCGTAATATGTGCTTTTATATCCTTCATGTTCACTATAAACAAAAAGCTGCTCAGATAGCTCCTTATTTTAACAAGGATAGGACTACAGTTTTACATGGCATTAACACCTTTGTAAACGATATAGAGGTAGTACCTTACTATATGGAGCAATACCAGACGGTAAGAAGCAAAATAAAGATTCCTAAATTATATTCAGATAACTATTAAAACAAACAAAATGCTATCATCATTCGCACACATGAACGAAACAGACAAAAAAATCTTTGTCGCTAAGATTATCCACAACATGAGCTACAGCCAATCAAGTTTTGAAACTATGGAAGCTATAGTTAAAATGTGGGAACAATATCCAATCAGAAAAGCAACTTTTTTTACACAATCAAATCAATTAACAAATGGAATTGCAAACAACTAACACACAGATTCAAGCTCCTAGTTACCAAATGGTCAACAAGGACTCTATGCTATCCTTATCTAACGAGCTTAAACGCTTTGTAAAGGATGCACACTTAGTATCTAACATCAAGGGTAAGGACTATTGTAACGTAGAAGCCTGGCAGATGGCTGGTGCTTCATTAGGCTTATTCCCTATCATTACAAGCGTACAAGACTTATCAAGTGAAAAAGAGATTAAGTACATGGCTACTTGCGAAGTTAGATCATACCAAGACAATAAGTTAGTATCTGTAGGTATCGCAATATGCTCTAACAAAGAGGGTAGCAAAAAATTCTTTGATGAGTATGCTATCTTATCTATGGCACAAACAAGAGCTGTAGGTAAAGCATTCCGTAATCAGTTAGCATGGTTGATGAAAGCTGCTGGATTTGAAGCGACACCTGCTGAGGAGATGGATTTTGTACATGATGAGCCAAAAAAAACCTCTAAGCCAGTACAGACTGTTGTAGCTGAAATCTTAGAAGATGAGCCTACAAGAGAAGAAATAATGATGGAGGTAGCTAAATGTACTAAGGTTAAGCAATTAACTGACACATACTTTACTTACAAGCAATCATTTGATTCTGATGAAACTTTGATGAAGGTATTAAAAATGAAAAAAGAAAACCTAAAATAAAATGAATTTAACATTATTACCAAAAGTAGAACTTAGTTCTATAGAACCGAACAAATTTGCTATTGAGTTAATCAAGTCGCAGATAGTAGATCACTTTACACAGACTGGTGAGTCACCATTAGAACTACTCGTTAAGTCAGAGGCTGTTGTACAGCTTTTAGAAGGCATTAGAGCCGATTTAAAGGAGTTAGTATTAGATGAGCTTAGTAAGTATCCTGGTGGCAAGGCTGAGGTCTTAGGAAGCGAAATGGCTAAGTTTG